GGTGATCTCGATCGGGAAACCCACGTAGGCGTCAGTCGCTGGGTTGCTGCCGCCCAGGTCCGCCAGGGTGATGGTGTTGGCGCCGCCTGCAGTGGCCGTGCCGGTGATCTCAGCCGATGCGGCCAGATTCATGCCGGCAGCCAGCAGCAGCGGCGAGAACCGCGGCGCGGTGGCAGCAACACCAGAGCCGCCCCACTCAAAGGTGATGGTGACTGCGACGTGCTCATTGGTGAGCGGTTGACGGTCGGCACCAAGGAATCCCTTGATCAGGTTGCGTTCAACGCGATCACCGGTGATGGGGTTGACCTCCATCGAGATGATTTTGACCGCATCGGATGCACCGATCGCAGAGGCGAGCGTGCCGTATGCGGTTTCCGTCTTGGCCAGCAAGAACGAATTACGGATCAGGAGAGCAGTCATCAGTCCTTGGTGGCAGTCTTGACAGGCTTGGCAAGCTCAGCAGGTTCAACAGGCGCGACGACCTCAGCAGCGGGCACCATCTGACCGCTGGGCAGCATCACGTACTCACCGGACTGGCCGTGATGCTCAAAGAATGAATCTGCCGCCATGAGATGGGGTGAGCTTCCGCACCATCAGGCTATGGAGCCAGATTGATGGCATCGTCACGGGTGCGGTAACGGATCAGGAAGCGATGGCCGATCCATCCAGCTGTGGCATCAGCTGGTTCGTACTGCGGCGCCCAGCCATCAGGCTGCACGTCATGCGCCAGGCCGCCGAGGGTGCGGTCGGCCATCATCCGGGCGTGCAGGTCAACGCCGATCGGATCGGCCAGCTGATCGGGCACATCACCGCGAACGTAGATTTCGATCAGCACCGGCAGCGCCTGATCGAGACGCCCAAGGCTGGCGCCGATGGTGCGTGGTGCGTTGATCGGGTTGTCATCGCCAGGGCTGACGGTGATCGCTGGGGCCTCTGATCTGGAGTAGGCCTGCACCCTGCTGCGGTAGATCCTGCTGCCCACCTGCACCGTGCCAAGCAGTGTGACGGTGGCGATCCTGGTGAGGATCTGTTCCCGGATGCTGGGTGCTGGGTTGGTCATGCCTCAGACTGCGGCATCATCTGAGCGACGAAGCCAGCAGGCAGGTTGAACTGATAGGCCAGCGCCCCGATCTCTCCCAACAACTCAGCAGAGACACCGCCAGCAGCCAGCACACGCTGCCACAAGCCAATGAACAGCCTGGTGTCACCCTTGCTGGCTTCAGACAGGCCGATGCTCAGGCCATTGGCCAGTGCAGTGGGAATGCTGTCGTACAGCTCGGAGATGGCAGGATTAGCTGCCAGCTCAATGCCGAAACTCATCCACTGAGGCTCAGGGGTGTGAGCAGCGTCGTAGCTGGCCTGCTCTTCTGGGGTGGTGTCGCGCAGCGCCCAGTCAATCACCCAGCCGTTTTCACCGAGCACTGGCGGGAGCTGCTCGATGGTTTGCAGGCGACGGTTGTAACCATCGGGCTGAGGGTTGATGGTGACGGGGAAGACGTTGAATGGCGCCAGGTCTTCCGGGGTCGGTTCAGCCGGGAATGAGATGTTGGGGTGTGCCTTGCGAAGCTGCCAGAGGTTGTAGGGGTACTCAGGCTGACCGTCTGCAGTGATGTGGATGTAGTTCATGGGGTGAGTTCCTCCTGTGTGGACAGCTCGGCAACTTGCTCCGCGATCACGTCGCGGATAATGCGAGCGCGAAGCTGCTGGCGGAGTTCTTCGTCAAGGCGAGCCTGTAGATCATCACGGAATGCGAGAAGGTCGTGGTTATCGGCGTGATCGGCATTGATTTTGGCGATGGCCAAGCGGTAGTTGTCGATGTTGATTTGATAGGTGAGCAGTTCTTGGTCGCGGCCTTCAAGGGCGGGGGTGAGGATGGAGAGTTTGTTCATTAGGAGTTCCAGGGGTAGACGGTGATGAGGGAGGAGGCGTGAGCCACTGCAAGAGCATCACCAGCCGGTGAAAATGCAACGCCGTTGCCCTCGCCTGCAGGCAACGTTGCAGGGTTGGTGTACTTTGTGCCAAATCCTGATGCAGACCACGGATAGGCGGTGATGTAGGGGTTGTTGTCATGACCCACTGCAATCGCATCACCAGCGGGGGAGAATGCAACGCCCCTGCCGGTGCCTGTAGGCAACGTCGCAGGGTTGGTGTATTTCGTGCCGAAGCCTGATACCGACCACGGATAGGCGGTGATGTAGGGGGAGGAGATGTGAGCCACTGCAAGAGCATCACCAGCGGGTGAAAATGCAACGCCCGCGCCGGTGCTTGCAGGCAACGTCGCAGGATTGGTGTATTTCGTGCCGAAGCCTGATGTAGACCATGGATAGGCGGTGATGTAGGGGGAGGAGGTGTGAGCCACCGCGATAGAATTACCAGCGGGGGAGAATGCAACGCCCCTGCCGGCGCCTGTAGGCAACGTCGCAGGGTTGGTGTACTTTGTGCCAAATCCTGATGCAGACCACGGATAGGCGGTGATGTAGGAAGAACTTTGATGAGCCACTGCAAGAGCATCACCAGCGGGGGAGAATGCAACGCCGTTGCCCTCGCCTGCAGGCAACGTCGCAGGGTTGGTGTACTTTGTGCCGAAGCCCGGCGGCCCGCCACTATTCGTTGCTGCCAGCAATGCACTACGTCCCAGCATGATCACGCCCTCCCCTTAAGTGGTGCAATCTCAATCGTCGTGCCACCACCAACAACTTCAATGACAACCTTCTCAACCTCGCTGGCAGTGGGTGTCATTGCCGTTCCACCATCCCACTTCACCGTGTAACCACTGTTTCCCGTAAACCATGAAATCGTACCTGATGTATACTGAAAACTCAGCACCCCCCGCCACAAATACCCGCTCGGAATCGTATTAAGATTCGACAGGTTAATTGTAGTTGCCGCTGCAATCGCTGCAGCAGTGACAAACTCATTAGCAGCCTGCACATCCAACGTGTAAACATTGCTTACCGCCGTCACCGTATTCCGCACCTGGCAGGTCGCACCGCCTACCGTCAGTTCCCATCCCGTCACGGCAGCCGTACCCAGGCCCAGCCCTGCAAACTGCGGCGTGCTACTGGTGCCCAAGCTCACATCACCAGCCGTCAACGCTCGGAACGTCGGTGCTGCCGCAGCGCCACTGGCCGGGCCAGCAAACACCGCGCCAACCGCCTGCGTCTGGAATGCACCGGTTAGCGTGCCAGAGCTCGTCACCGGGCTGCCAGATACTGAAAACACACTGCTAGGCAGATCCAGCGCAACGCTGGTCACCGTGCCATCAGGGCCAGCAGGAGGCGCCGCAAACGTGCCGTCAGCCCGCAGGAAGGTGCTCGTACCACCACCGCTGGCAGGGACCAATCCAGCAGCAGTGGAGGTGAACAGCGACAGCAGCGACAATGGGATCAGGCCCGAGCTGTCCAGCCTGGCCAGGCCGTTGGCGGTGTTTACCGACAGCTCCAGCCGCCTGGTCCGCGTCCAGTACCCCTGCCCGTCCTGCGTGCTGGTGTCGGTGATCGTCAGCGGCAGGCCCGCTGTCACCGTCACGTTCTGCAGGAACTTGTTATCCGCATAGGTCTTGACCGCAAACTGCGTCGGTGCAGTGTTCCCGTCAGGGGCGCCGGTTGAGGCGATCAGTGAGGTGTTGTTGCTGATCTCCCTGAGCTGCTCGCCAACGGTGCTGATCCCGCCGTTCCGCGAAAATGGCCCGATGAAGTTCAGACCGCTCAGATTGAACTGATCCGTGTTGATCGTGACGCTGCCGGTGGTGCCGTCTACCTCGAACTGGCTGCCAACCTTGAAGTCACCCTTCTCATTCGTGTTGCTGCTATACACCTTGCCATTGTTCGTCTCAACAATCGCATTGGCCGGTACTGGTACACCACCATTCCACGGCAGCGCGTCATAATTCGTGCCCGCACCCACAAACTCAAACGTATGTGAAGGTGCGCTAATCTGCGACCGGTTGCGGAAGTCGAGCACCTGGCCCGCTGTCACCGCATCCTTCAACCCACCATTCAACCCCGAGTAGAACACCACCCGATAACCCGCCCTGGTCGGATCAGTGTTCGCCACCGCAACGCCGCTGGCATTGATCGGCACGCTGCTGGTGACGATGTAGGCGCTCGTTGGGCAGATGAATCGCAGCCCATTCACCGTCACGTTGCCATTGCCGGCAGGCAGGATCGTCTTTACCGTCAGCGTCACCACGCCTGTGGTCTTGTTGTAAACCGCACCGGCCACCCCATAATCCGTGCCGCCGATCGTTGCCGTGCCGCCGCTCACATACTCGTGCTCAGGGCCCGATGGTGATGTCGCTTCGGTATAAGTCAGCACATAATTGCTGACCCTGGTGTAAGCAAACGTCTTAGCCTCAGCCACCTCCGTCGTAGCATTTCGCGGGAACACCAACTGCGGGAACATCAACTGCCCAGCATTCGGGCGTGACGATGAATCACAGATAAACGAAAGTCCCGCCAGCGTCACGCTTGCGCCGATCGTTGGTGCATACCCCGTCGCCGTCAACACCGTCACACCCGTGGACTTGTTGTAGCTGGCACTGGTGATCGGGTAACCAGTCCCACCCACCGTCACCGTGCCGCCACCCACGTACTCGTGGCCGATGGTGCTACTCGCCAGCGTCACCGTGAACGTGCTGCCAGGCGTGCTGCCGCCCCGTGCTGTTACCTGCACCGCATTGCCAGGGCTGCCCAGGCTGCCGGCACTCGGATACTTGATCTGACGCCCCAAGCGGTTGGCACCGAAGCCGATCACATCGAGCTGCGTAGCGCCCTGCCGCACAAACTCATAGGTGCCGCTAGCAGTGCCCGTCACATCCAGCGCACCACCACCCGACGTGGTGCTCACCTGGAACGCATCAGCCGTTAGGCCGCTGCTGATCACAAAGTAAATCGTGTTGGCCGTCAGACCCGTAGGCAGCGTGCCTTGCGTGGCACTGAACACCACCTGATCGCCCGCTGACAGCCCGTGCGCGACGCAGCCGAACACATTGGTCGCCACGTCAATCGTGACCGTCTTCTGCAGCCGCACAGCGCCATAGCCAGCCACTCGCGCACTACCAGTGAACAGCGGCCTGCTGCTGTAGCCATCTGCCATCAGGCCATACACGCCAAAGTCAGTAGTGCCGCCACCACTCAAATTGACCTGGCCGCCACTCTCGGTCCGAACGTGATACGTGCAGAACGTCCCGAAGAAGCTCACCAACTGCGCATAACCATCATTCACCACCAGGCAGCCAGGGCCGCCCAGATTCACCTGCGTATAACTGTCCACCACCATCGACCTGATGGGACTGTTCAACGCACACTTGCCACCATCCACACGGATGCCGCCGCCTGTGTTCCCCGTGCTCTGTGAACCAGCTAGACCACCATCATCCTCAGCCGTAATACTGGTGCAATTCTGGATGTAGGGCGACTTCAGAATGAACGCGCCAAGTCCGACAGCACCACGCGCTGTATTATCCGCCAGCTCATCAAAATCAATCGCCCATGCCTGCCGCGTCTCATCCGCCTGGTGCCCAGCAAACGACACGCCCCAGCACCAGAAACCAGAATCGACCTTGAAAATATCGTTAAACTCCTGCCCGGCTGCACCCTGCACGATCGTGCTGCGCAACCCTGAGCCGAAAATCGTTACGTCATACTTCCAACGAATCGGCAGAATCGACTCCACATACGTGCCCGGTGCAACGAACACCACATCACCCGGCAGCGCAGCCAATGACGCAGCACGCAGCGTGCGCAGTGGCTCAGCATCACTGGTGCCGTTGTTGAAGTCGTTGCCCTCCAGCGAAACGTAAATCTTCCTGCTGTTGCGCAGTTGCGTCACCAGTTGCGCTACAGCAGCAGCAGCAACGCCGACATTCTCCTTGCCCAACAACGCAGCCGCAAGGCCCGTGATCGTGCTAATCGCCTGCTCACCGGTATGCGTCGCTCGGTCGCGCAGCTGTGCATCAGTGGCGTTGGCGGTGGCACCCGCGGCAATCCCCGCCAGCTTCAGCGCCTGCGCAGCCGTCATCGCCCCGCGATTGCTGCTTGCCGCATCAGGCAGCGTCTGCGCAATCTGCAGCGTGCTGCAATCCTTGGTGACACCCGCTACTACATCATCAATCGGTACCCGCTCAGCGCCTGTAAGCGGCCCCGTCGCGTCGGGCAGGCCTGAAATCGTCGTGGGCTGGGTCATGCTTACAGAGTAACGATCGGCTGCTGACTCAATGTCTAAATCGGCGTCGGCTGCGGGCTCAGCAGCTCCAGCACCATCACGCAGAACCGGCCATCAGCCAGACGCAACGGTTCATGCTGCAGCCTGTACGTCAGGCCTTCGTGCTGCACTTGGTCGCCATACTGCAAACCGCCGAACTGATCAGTCCTGACGGTCAGCGCATAGTCCACCGTTACCACGTTGTCATTCATAATGATCTGGCTGGCGCGGTCCATAAACCCCAAACCAACAACGGCCCCAGCAGTGACGCTGGAGCCGAAGTCAGCCAGCAGGAAATCGTCGGGGACTTCCTGGATCATGGTCAGACCGCGTAACGGGCGCCGCCGACTGCCACACAGCTCACGGCAGCCGAGTAGGAGGATGCCAGGCCGGAGAAGGAGATGCGCAGGAAGGGGCGCAGTTCCTCGCGGGCAACCGCCACTTTCTGGGTGCTGGCAGCAGCGGTCAGCTGAGCGAACGCGCCGTTGGGCACGTCGTCATAAGTGCCGCCGACGGTCAGCGAGTGCTGCAGCTTGGCATTGATGGTTCCCGTCGAACTGGTGCCGGCGCTCAGGATGAACAGGGCGTCACCGTCGATGCCCGACAGATCAACGCCGGTGGTGTTGCCGTTGGCGCTGAGGGTCGAGGGAGTGCGGATGTCGAAGGCCTGGAGCTGCTCCAGGTTTCTGAGTTCAATGGCCATTGATCAATCCTCCGGGGTGGGGGTGGGGTCAGGGGTGGAAGTTTTTGCAGAGCGCCGCGGCTTGGGTGGACAGGCCGGGGCGGGCTCAAGTTCGGGCTCTGGCTCGGGCTCTGGCGCAATCGACGCCATGCCCAGCGCCAGCAGCTCGTTAGCTGGGCCTTGAGGAAGGTCAGCCACCTCACCCATGGCGAGGTGGCGACCGTCTGCTCTGCAGTTCGAGAGAATCTGCAGCCTCATAATCAGGTGCCCAGAGCGAACGACTGAGCGCGACGCACTGCTACGTCGAAGTCCTGATGCACGGTCAGGATCACCTGGCCGCTGGCGCTCTGGGTGTAGGGGTCAACCACCACATCCAGGCCGCTCCACATGCCCACCACGCAATCGGCGAAGTTGCCGAACAGAACATCGTTCTGCTGCATCTGGTTGGACACGGTGAACTGGTAACCGTTCACAGTGCCGGCATCGGTCATTATGTAGTCAGAGCCAGCCGAGGATGCCCTCAGGGTCTGCTTCAGGGCGCCGCGCACCACGCTGTTGCCGATGTAGCGCATTGAGCCGGCGTCGAGGTTGTCGATCGCCAGTTCGGTTTCCAGGTCCACGTAGTCGCCCCAGTCACCGCAGTTCAGAGCAGAGCCACCGCCGAGGCTGGCGGGGAAGTCCTTAGCAGTGCCGCCAGCGAAGGTCACCGAGCCAATGCCGGTGGTGTTGATGATGCCCAGCGGCTGGCCGTTGGAACCGGTGCCGTAGCCGATGGTGTAGTCCATGCCCAAGGCCACGGACTCGGCCATGTCGATCCGCACCAGGTTCTCCACGTCGGGGGAGCTCTGGATCATCATCCGGCGGCTGATCGGCACGCGAACGCCGATGGTCCGGGGGATCATGTTCACCAGGCCGAAGGTGAGCTTGCTGTTGGCAACATCAGCATTCTCGCCGACGAAGTAATACTGGCTGGAGCTGAGCTTCTTGGGGATCTCAACGTTACCCTCCAGGCCGGAGAGCATGGTGAGGCCGCTGTTCAAGAAGGCGCTGCGGTTGCGGATCAGATCAATGAACTGTGCATCGAGCCGATCGGTGCCGACCAGTGCACCACCATCGCCGAAGGTGCCGACCACCTGGCCGGGGGTCTCAGCAGCGCGGCTGGAGCCCAGCACTTCCCAGGGGATCAGCACGCCATTGGCAGAGCGGCTGTGCTTGGCCTGGGCGGCACGGGCCACCTCCAGCTCAAAGCCGGCGGCCTCAGCGGTACGGGGGTTGGGGTCGGCCAGATACTGAGCGACACGCAGGAAGCTGTAGCGCTTCACCTCACGCTTGCTCAGGCCCAGCTCAGCGCCGCCGGCATCGTGCACGCGGCCCTCAAAGGGAACCTTGCGCATGCCGATCTGTTCCATCACCACCGCACGGGCGGCATCGATGGAAGCTTCGTCATTGATGAGTTTCTCGACCAGCTCCGGGAGTTGGAACTGGTCACACATGCCGCGGATGGCTGCGACGCGTTCACGCTCGGCCTGCCGGGCGTTCTGCGCCACCTCCTCCACGTTGATCGTTTCAGTGGTCATTGGGATTGGATCGGATGATTCAGTCCGCTCGGCGGTCTGTGCTGTCAGGCTATGGAGGGCCTTGCTAACAGCAGACTTGACCAACTCGGGGTCAATCGTCACGGTCGGCTCTGCCGGCGCGGGGGGCTCCGGGGTGGGCTCAGCAGCAGGCTCAGGCTCAGCCGCCGGCTCATCCATGGCGCGGCCCAGGCCTACGGTCTGGTCGGCGGGGACGGAAACGCTGGAGACCTCCAGGGCCTTCCATCTAGTCACGTAAAAGTCGCCGCTGCGCTCTTCGATGTCGTCAATGCTGTAGGCGAACGAGACGTTTTTCGTAATGCCGGCTTCAATATCGACGCGGCGGCGGTGCTCTTCTGTTCCGCGTTCCGTAGTGTTTGGGCTCCACCGCACCGTGGAGTACAGACGGCGATCGTCACCCAGCCAGGCCTTTTCAACAACGCCCAAGACCTTGTTGGGGTCATGCCCCCAGAGCCATGGCGCGCCGTCGTTCAATCGCGACAGGTCCATGGCGCCTTGCTCATGCACCAGGATCTCGCGGCCGAAGAATCGCTCTACGGGCGCCTCGCTAGAAAACGAGAATGTGAGCGTTTCGTCGGTTTTCTCTTCCAGCTGCATGCCGCCGGGCAGCTCTCGCCGCTGGGGGCCGCGCAGCTTCGTGAGATCTAGGGTGGAATCCAAGGCCAGACAGTCGCTGGCGTCAGGCTATGGACTACCTACGCCGCCAGCGCCAACGGAAGTTGACCCACCACGGCGGCAGGGCAATGGCGTTTAATCTTCCGCCAGCGTTGATCCGTGAACCACGGTTGGCGGCGGTACCAAGCCTCAACCGGCGAGGCTTTCTTGCTGGTGTTGCACGTGGAGCAGGCCGGGATGATGTTGCTCGCCTCATCGAGTCCGCCCTTGGTCAGGGCCAGCACGTGCTCAACGGTCAGCCGTTCGTACCTGCGGTTGCGTTCATGCCCGGCATCCACTCCGCAGAATGCACAGCGGTTGCTCCACAGCGCGAAGCGGGCGTCGATTTGCTGCTGCGTGACAGGATGCAGTGCCCGTCTCCTTGCTGCGCGCTTCCACGCAGAACGGCGGCGGCTGGCTTGACGTTCTTTATCAAGGTTGACTTTGCGCCACTGGCGGCAGTATTCACGATGCTTTTCTGGGTTTACCTCTCGATACCGGCGGCAACATTCACGCATCCTGTCGCGATTGGCTTCGTAGTAACGACGGCATCTTTCGCGGTTTTCAGTGGGGTTTTCCAGCCGTTTTTGACGCTTATATTGCCGACACTTCTCGGCGTTTCTAGCGTAGTATAACCGATCTTGCTTGCGCCGATATTCAATGTTTAATCGATAGTAGCGACGGGCGAATTGGCGACAAGCGTCCGCATTTTGCGCATAATAGGCACGTTGAGCAACACGCTTTTTCTCGGCAACCGTCGGCAACAGGTGGGTCCTGACTCGGGTGTGAGTCCATCCGACTATCCTGCCGATCTCCCGAATGCCAACGCCACACGCGGCGGCCACTTCTGCCGTGATTTGGTCTTGAACAGTGAACGGCTTGGCCTTTTGCCGCCCAGTCTGCGATACTGATGCCATCGGCCTGTGTCCTCAGGTTGGTCAAGCCTCGGGCTGGTGACACAGCGCCGGGGCACACCTATTCTACATCATCTGCGGCGTCTTCGTCTTCGTCGTCATCCTCTTCCGGCTCAGGCGGCTCCACCACGGGCTCAGGCGGTTGCTCGACGGTGGGCATCAGGCCCAGTGATTCTTTCAGCTCGTTCTCCATGGCGATTTGCGCCATCACCTGCTCAAACTGCTCGCCGCTGTATTCAGTTATCAGCTCGCTGTGAGATTTCAGTAGCATCGCCTTGGCTTTTTCCATGGCGGAAACATCCTTAACTGGGTCCACCCAGTCCCATGATCTAGCCTGCCAGCGTGGAGCGTTATACCTTTCTGGGCGAGTCCAATAATCGGAGAATGCAGGCGACGGCAATTCACCCGCCAGCATCGCAGCGCGTAGCCACTCTTCAAATACGCGCTGGTGGAACACCTCAATGATCGCGCTCTGCACCACCCGCCAGTGGTCGCGATCCTCCAGCACGCTGGTGCGCATGCTGCTGTAGTTGGTGTCCGAAAAATCCTTGCTGATCGTGGCGTAGCTGCATCCGAACCCAGCCGCAAACCGCCGGGTGAGATTCTTGACCACAGCTTGGTATTGGCCATCATCCGGCCCGAAGTTCGGCGGCACCGGTTCCTGGCCAGGGTCGAGGATGTTCCAGCTACCGGGCTCAGTGTTGAACAGTTGCTGGCCGTTTTTGACCTCATCACCCTGCAGCTCACCGTCTGGGGTGCGGATCCATCCCAGCGATGCTGCCTGGACGCGCTTCCTGGTCAGATGCGCCTTTTCGTATTCCGACAGGCCATGCACCGTCGTGATCACCGACGCCAACCACGGCACGCCCCGGTTCTGCCCGATCCGCTCCGGCAGGAACACATGGATCATGTCCGCCGCCGGCACTAGGACGTGCTTCCGCTCCACGCCGCGGCGGTTCAGGCCGAGCTCCACATCGCCAGGGTGGCGGGTCAAAATTGCATACCGGGTCGGGCGGCCCCACTGGTTGATCTCGACACCCAGCCGCCATTCGTGGCCAGCGCGGTCGCTCACGCCTGATTTGTCCTCATCTAGCTGGTGCGCCTCGATCAGCTCCAGCGCCAGCGGGGTGCGGCCCTGCCCCATCGGCTGCCGCACGATCCTGATCAGGCATTCGCCCGACTCCGGCAGGCTGCCGGCCACCATCATCTCGAAGCCGTGGAACGACAGCCGGCCCGCCACGTCGCAAGTGTCTGGCCGGCACCAGCGGCGCCATGCTTCCTCCAGCAGCCGGTTGCGGCGCACGTCCTTTTCCGTGCCGTTAGGGCGCATCACCTGCCCCTGCATCTGGATCCCACGCGGCCCCACCACGTTGATCTGAGTGGTCCGCTTGGCCTGGCGGGCATAGGGGTTGTCCCTGACCAGCTGATGGCAGCGGTCGCGCAGCACCGCCAGGCTGACGCGCAGCTCGGCATCGGCGGAGGTGGTAGGTGCCACCAAGTCGTGGAGCAGCCGGTTACGCCGGGCGCCCTCAAACATCCGCTGGCCCTGCTGTCGGCCGTGCCGGGTGGTCAGGATCTGCCGCTGCAGCCAGGATCGAACACCCATCAGCTCACCCCCGTGAAGCGCACATAAAGCCGGCGCGGATCGCCGAGGCCCTGCGCGATCATCTCGGCGCGTTTTTCACGGGCGACCTCGGCCTTGAGGCGGTCGCGCCACATGATTAGATCTGGCAGGTCCACCCGGCGAACTTTCCTGCCGCCGGAACCTAAAGAGCCGATCTGATACTCAACCGCACCCGTGGCCAGGGCGCGGATCGCCTCTTCAACCGCCTCTAGGTCTTTCTGCGCCTGGCTGCGATCATCAAATGCCCCAGGGGTGCCACTGAAGGCCAGGCTCTTGCGGACGGTCAGGCTGCCGCGACCAGTGGTGAGCGGTGCGCCGTTGACGGTGCTGACAATCTGCAGCTCCCAGCTGCCAGCTGCCATGGTGGCCGTCGTGGCGGCGCTCAGCTCCACCTTCCAGCCGTCGTCAGTGTCGGTGGCCACTGCCTCGATACCGGCGCCAGCTGCTGCAGCGCGAAACCACACGCGAACGGCAGTGGCGTCAGGGTGAACGCGCAGCTCAATCCAGGAGACCGCGTCAGATTGGTAGAGCTCGGCCGGCTGGGTCATATCACCTTGAATGATCGTGCCCGGCGCGGCGCGGGCTCTCCCTTAGAGGCTACGGAGGCCGCCAGTTGTGCCGCCAGCTGGTCCCACATGGTTTGACGGTTGTAGCGGCGCTTGAGCAGCTCCAGCATCGCTAGGCAGTACACCTTCAGGTCAAGCGGTTCGTTGCGGGCGCCGCTGGGCTTAACCCATTCCAAGACTTGAAACCCTTTCACGTAGCGCGGTTGCAGCCGCTCACAGGTGAGGCCCTGCAGGTAGTCTTCCGTGGTGGCGTCGTCGAAGTTGATGTAGCCGTCGCCGGGCTCTTCAATCTTGAGGCGGCTGTAGATGGTCCGCTTGATTGCGTGCGTGCCGATCATGTAGAGCGTGACGCCACCCTTCACGGTCTTGCCCCTGAAGGTCACGTCCTGCTTTGAGCCTTTGCCGAGCGGCGGCGCGTTCTTTTGGCTGCTGCCCTTGATGGCCACCACACCCTCTTTGGCGTACCGGCGGCAGTAGTCATACCCCTCGCTGGTGTAGTGGCCGCCGGTGTCAACCGCGCAGTGGATCGCCTTCAGTTTGCCGCCGTTTGCGTGCGGCCATTCGATCTCACGGATCGTCGTCACCTGATCCCAGACGTGATCCTGCCCTGGGTCGCCCTCGATCTTCTGGTGCCAGATCCGCCAGGCCTGCTCAGGCTTGCCGCGGCCGTAGCCCCACACCGACACCTCCAGCCAGGTGTCCTGCACGTCCACGGCCATCAGTACCGCAAGTACGCCATCCGGGCAAGTGCCGTGGCCGTAGCCGCCGACGCGGGCCATCAGGCCATCGGCGCTCACCTTCGCCAGGCTCTCGTCTTCCCAGGCCTCAGCGGCCCGCTTGTTCACCCAGCCCTTGAGCAGCAGCGGGTCCGCCTTGGCGCGCAGGAACTCATCGCGGATCTTCTCCCAGCTCAGCCAGCCATACGGCGCATACCAGCCCGGCAGGTGAAAGCCCGCCGTCTCGCCGTCGCCCTTGGCCGTTGGCGTCCAGATCCCGCCAGACAGCATGGTGGTCTTGTGGTGCTGCGCCACCCGTTCATTGCATAGCGGGCATTGGCACCACACCTCGCCGTCGCGCTTATCCCATACCATGTGCGGCCACTCGATCACGGCATGGCCGCCGCAGCAGGGCATCAGGGCGCCGTAGCGGCGGCGGTCGCTGCGCACCTCGAACTCGCTGGTGATCCTGCAGGCGCCGCGGCTGCCGGGGGTGGAGGTGACCAGCGCCTTGCGGTCGGGGAAGTTGGTCTGGCGGGCCTCGGCATTCTCCAGCGGGTCGCCCTTGTCATCCATCTCCAGCGGCAGGGATGACACCTCATCGGCCCACACGTTCTGCGCCGGCATGCCCTGCGCAGCGCTGCCGCTGTTGCCGCCGATGATGCTCACCAGCATGTCGCCCTGAAACTCCTTTAGGAACATCGCGTTCGCCGCGTCCCTGGACTTTGTGCTGATCGACTTGGCCGCCACCGCCGGGGAGTCGGTGAATAGCGGCGTGAGGCGCTGGCGGATCTGCCGCTTGGCAAAGCTCTCGGTCGGGAACATCGCCAGGAACGGCGACGGGTCCAGCGCGATCGTGCGGCCTAGCCAGTTCAGGCCCACCTCCGTCTTGCCGGTCTGGCTGCCGAAGATCAGCACCACCCGCTTGATGCGCTTCTCCTTCGGGCTGAGCAGATCCATCGGCTCGCGCAGATACGGCGCCCGGTCAGTGCGCCAGCCGCCAGGCTCAGAGCTGCTGCGGCGGGTCAGGATCCGGTTCTGATCCGCCCACTCGCTGACGGTCAGGTCGAGCGGCGGCTGCAGCGCCTCGATGAACGCCTGGCGGTAGAGCGCGGCACCGTCAGTCATTTGCCAGCCCTCGCAGCGCCGTGTGAATCTCGGCCTCCAGCAGAGCTTTGATCGCCTCGGCGTCCTGCATCGTCGCCAGGCTTGCCGCATTGCGGCCAGGGATGATCAGCAGCAGGTCGCGGACCTGGCGGCCCAAGCGGCTGGCCTCTTTCGTCACGCCATCATTTGGCACCAGCTCGCCGCGCTTGGCCAGCGCATCCATGCGTGCGACCTCGGCCAGGTAGTGCTCTTTGCGCTCTCGGCTGACATCGAGTCCTGGGATCTGATCCTCAGGCAATCCCATGATCAGCGTCTTGAGCTGGTCAGGGGTGGGCTTGAGTATCTCGCCAGCCGGCGATCCGTTGTCAGACTTCAGTGGTCGGCGGGCGCGGGCCCTTGCCTCGGGTGACAGCTTTTCTGATCCGTTGCGCTTGGTGTTGCGGTCCCAAAGATCCAGCGCTTTGTCACGGTCGAGCATGCGCTTGCCGCCGTTTTCGACGATCGCATCTTTGATTCGGTTTTTTGCCGCAATCGTCACCGCTGGCGCAGAAACACCTTTCAATCGGGCGAAATCGCTGAAACTGATCAGCACTTAAACAGGCCTGCGTGCATTTAAGTTAAGGCTAAGGCCTTGCTTAAGTGGGCCGACAAGGGGTGGGGGATCGTGTGCCTGACTGCGATCTGGGGTTAAACGCTCTCAAATTCGTCCGCTGGTTTTGAGACGTACTTCGCATACAC